GGAGGAACAAAAATCAAAAGCTGAAAACAGAAGAAAACAACTTTTGGATTCCATTGGGCGAGGCGCGTATAATGGTACAGATCTTTTTGAGGGTACCACCCCCTTATCAAGTGCACCAACCGCTCCTGGCGCTGGCCCTCAACCGGCCGGCCCCTTATCCGGCGTTGATCCGGGAGATCCGGGCATTGATATATCGGGGTTGCTAAATTTAAGCGGCGCTAGGTGGAAAGTTCACACAAACGGAAAGTAGATAAATGCATGGCATGTAATCTAAAAATTGTTGCGCGACCCGGAGAACATTCGGAAAGGTTAATAAGAAGATTTGTTAAAAAAGTTAAAAAACAAGGTATACTAGAAAAATATAGAGAAAGAACAAGCTATTATATTAAACCATCTGAGCGTAGAAGGATTAAGCGACAACGAGCGATTAACCAAAGAAAGAAAAATGAAGATAAGATACAGCAAAAGCGGTAGATTTGCAAATTAATCAACTAATTATATTGGAATTGGAATAGCGGAGTATTAAATGGCACACGACGGAACATGGAAGCACTATAGCGTTGGATTACACAATGTAGGCTCATATCAAGCATCGGGGATCCCGTGGATTACTGGGTCTCACCATTTAAATCCAGGCACCGAACACCACATAGTCTTTCCAAGAGTTACAAAATCTGTAACCGTAAGGGCTTACGTCACAGGAACTGCGATAGGGAACGCGGCGGAACCCCACGTTAGAGCCCATTTTAGATCTATATACGACGGGGGTAATGTGTCAGGGGGCCTGCACTATGTTCCCTTTGATTCGCACGAAGATCAATTTACTTTCAACGTCAAATGTAATCAAATTTATATTTCAGCCCCAGCAACGAATGCTGGTGAAGCCTCATATCATGTTATTGCCGAATTAACTCAAATTAATGCTGAATCCATGTTTGAGCTTACAGGATCTGGGATAACTGAGTAGAATTTAAATTAATTCGACCTCTTTATAAGTAAAAGCTATGTTAATCAAGTACATTAGTTACACACTTTTTGTACTTTTCAAGCTTTTAATTACTATTTATTTCTGAACAAAAGTATATTTTGGGAGAATAGGATGTCGGATATGTTGGAACAAGCTATCGTTGATGCGAAAGCACTAAAAGAGGCTGCGCTAAAAAGTGCAGAAACGACAATATTAGAAAAATATTCGTCGGAGATCAAGGAGGCTGTCAGTACCCTTCTTGAGCAGGGCGAGGCAATGCCAGGGCAAGTCGACGATGATTTTATAAAAGATGTGCCTCCTGCGTATTCAAATCCGGAGCTAGATGGTCCAAAATTGGATGAAGAAATAACAATTGATTTTGATGCCTTAAAAGCAAAACTTGAAGAAGAAGAGCTAGCTGGTGAAGAAGCAACACCAGAAGAGTTGATTCCGGCTGAAGAAACGGCTGAAGAATTTGCTGCTGGCCCCGAAGTTCCCGGCGCTGGTCCGCTACTCGGCGCGCCCGAGGGTATGTTAGAAGAAGATGAAGAAATTGAAATAGATAGCGACAATCTTAAGGATATGTTAGAAGAACTTCTTGCTGTCGACATAACACCACAAACAACCGGACAGACTCCACCTTCTGCAGCGGAAAGGCTTGAAGACGAACTAGATATAGCAAAAGCCAAAGAGCAGGAAAATTTGGAAGAGGATGAAGATGAGGAAGATAACAAAGAAAATAAAGTTTTTTCTTCCGGAAACGTCCCTCTCACAAAAGAGCTCAAGGAAGCAAAAAATAGACTTCGAAACTATTCTTCCCAAATTAAAAATCTCAAAGAAAACAATAAAGATCTAAAAAATCTGCTTAACCAAGCAAAAAATAAATTATTAGAAATAAATCTTTCGAATGCCAAGCTATTTTATACTAATATAGCCTTGAGTAGCGACTCCTTGAATGAGCGACAAAAAGCTAAAATTGTCGATGCTATCTCAAATGCTAGTTCTCTTAAAGAGGCGAAGGTTATTCACGAAACACTTCAAAACGCAGTGGGCTCTACTCCTAAGACTGAGCCAAAATCACTTCGCGAGGCCGTGAATAAACGAACTTCTTTGATTATTAACAGTAATAGTAGAACGAACAGCGAGGCGCCCATGGAAGACCCAGCCCTCATACGTATGAAGGTTTTAGCGGGTCTTAAATAATATGACAATTTTAAATTCAAGGAGGTACATTAAATGTCAATTTTAGAGAAATTAACAGAAGGTATAGTCAATCGCGACATGAGAAAAGAGGGCGCTGCTCTCCTTTCCAAGTGGGAGAAGACTGGTCTTCTGGAGGGCCTTGAAGGCGACCATATAAAAAATGGTATGGCCCGTTTGCTTGAAAACCAAGCAAAGGAACTTCTTCGTGAGGCTTCAACTATGTCCGCTGGAGATGTTGAAGGCTTTAGCGCTGTTGCGTTCCCCCTGGTTCGCCGCGTTTTTGGTAATCTTATCGCTAATGATTTGGTTTCCGTTCAGCCGATGAGTTTGCCGTCTGGTCTCATCTTCTTCCTGGACTTCACGTGGTCTACACCACCTGGAGCTAAAGGTATTGGTAGTGCCATTCCTGGCCAGTCAATTTACGGAGGAAACGTAGTTGGTGTCGGCCTCACTGGTGGTGTCGATCTAGACACAATCAGTGACAATGCTGAGGTACCGGGCGTATCTAAGGGTGAAAAGGGCCCATATGCCCTAAATCATGGCTACGCTTCTCCAACTGCATCCGTGACGATCTTATGTTCCGCTGTTGCATCCGGTACTGCCGGCGACGATCTTACTGGTCGAGCTGCTGGTGATATCGGTGGTTTCACTAGCGGTTATGAGAATCTGGCTAGACTTACTAGTTTTGATCCGGATGTTTCTGGTACGGCTGTCGCTGTTCTCAGATTCTCTTCATCCGCGCTTCCGAGCACATTTGATGCAAATCAATTAACGGCTCTTCATTGGACCGGTTCGGTGACGCAGGGTGTACATCTGAAGAGACTAACCATTAAGGATCCGATTAATGCTAATCACATTCTTCTGGTTGTCGCAGCTACTGGTTCTGAGAGTGCCGGCGCCGTTCGTAGCGGTCTAGTCGGTAATGGATCCGGCCCGGCTGAAGCGGGAGTGGAGTTCCAATATGCCCATAAGGATAATATTACCACATCCGATGCAGTCGGTTCCGTCAAGGGTGCTGCAGATTGGGTCTTTGAGCGCCAAGAACAGCTACCCGAGATCGACATCAAGATCGATTCTCTGGCTGTCACTGCGGTGACCAAGAAACTCAAGGCCAAATGGTCCCCTGAGCTTGGTCAGGATTTGAATGCTTATCACAACCTTGATGCTGAGGTTGAGTTAACCAGTATTCTTTCTGAGCAGGTTGCTCTTGAAATCGATCGTGAGATCCTTACAGATCTCGTCAGAGGCGCTACTGCCGGTACACGTTACTGGTCTAGAGCCGCGGGTCGATTTGTCAACAGGACAACTGGTGTTGAGGTCGGTGCTAGCACTGTTACTCCGGACTTCACCGGTAATGTGAGCGAATGGTATGAGACGCTCGTTGAGACGATCAACGATGTTTCTGCACAAATCCACAGAAAGACTCTACGTGGTGGTGCCAACTTTATTGTCGTCGGACCAGAAGTTGCCAACATCCTTGAGTTCACTAGTGGCTTCCGTGCAAATGTTACCGCTGATGTTGATCGCGGTGATGTTGGTGCTGTTAAGTCCGGTGGCCTTAACAAGAAGTGGGACGTTTATGTCGATCCTTACTTCTTGCGCAATGTTGTTTTGGTGGGACGCCGAGGCGGCTCGTTCCTCGAGAGCGGGTATGTATACGCTCCGTATGTGCCACTACAGACCACACCGACGATCTTTGGTGTTGAGGACTTCGTGCCCCGTAAGGGCGTGATGACCAGATACGCCAAGCAGATGGTGCGTCCAGATATGTATGGGTTAGTCGTGATTCGCGACCTACTCTCCGCGTAACTGACGTAAGGTCAAAATAATTAAAGCCCCGTCTCAAATTTGAGACGGGGCTTTCTTTTTATACCAGCAACACTACTTACTTTAGAGGATTCTCCATATGGCATTGCCAGCTTTATCACCAGCTTCAACAACCAATAGAAATGTGTTGCCAATCTCCGGAACAGTCACGAACGTTTCACCAACGCTGCCGTTTGGTATATATGCAGGATCAAACGACTTTTTGAGTGGCGCCACTGATCAGGTTGCATACACATACAAGAAATTAGGCGGCGATGTACTGGATATTGAACTAACCGAGGGTAATGTATATGCTGCATATGAGGAAGCAGTATTAGAATATTCATATATAGTCAACTTACATCAGTCTAAGAATATTCTTTCAAATGTTTTGGGTGATTCAACCGGATCTTTTGATCAAGATGGAGAATTAAAAAGTGGTGATGCTCTTTCGTCAAGTTTGGGTGGCGGTAGGGTTGAATTAATGTATCCGAAGTTTGATTATGGTTTTCAGCGACGAGTAATGGGTAGATATAGTACCGATGCGGGACTCGGGGGGGACAGCCTTATTTACTCTGCGTCATTTAGTACATCAACAAGCCAACAAGATTACGATTTACAGCAAATAATTTCTTCATCTGCTGCAACTGATACTACATTGGACTTTTTTGGCAAAGTTAATAATAAGAAAGTAATAATTAGAAAAGTATATTATAAAACTTCTAGGGCTATGTGGCGATTTTATGGATATTATGGTGGATTTCACGTTGTTGGCAACATGAGAACATATGGACAATATGCTGACGATTCAACATTTGAAGTTGTTCCGGTTTGGCATAATAAACTTCAAGCCATGGCTTACGAGGATGCGATATGGAGCAGAACTTCACATTATTCATATGAACTTAAAAATAATAAAATAAGAATTTTTCCGATACCAGATGAAACCAGCCCGAGAAATTTTTGGGTTGAATTTACAGTGGAAGAAGACGCTTGGGTCGAAACAAGCGATCGCCAAGTAGGAATTCAGGGCATTAATAATATGAATACTCTGCCATTTGCAAATATACCTTATGAAAATATCAATTCGATTGGTAAACAATGGATTCGAAGATTTGGACTATCTCTGGCAAAAGAAATGTTGGCGCAAATTAGAGGAAAATTCACCACTATACCAATTCCTGGTGAATCGGTGACAATGAATGCTGATCAACTTTTGTCGCAGGCAAAAGAAGAGCAAGAAAAACTGAGAGAGGAATTAAAGACAACTTTAGACGAACTTACTTATGCGAAACTGTCTGAAACCAATTCGACAATTTCGGATAATACGGAAAATACTGCGAAACGAATCCCGACCGGTATATATGTGGGGTAATGGATGATGTCTAATGAAAATAAATGGAATCAATCCACTGCGCCCCCGCCACCAATGTTTTTTGGAAAGAAGGAGCGAGATCTTGTTAAGCAGGTTAATGATGAACTGGTTGAACGCGTTATCGGCCAACAAGTTCTATATTATCCGATAAGCCTCGATCATACGGATTTTCATCCTTTATATGGGGAAGCGGTAAATAAAACATATTTACCGCCGGTTCGAGTTTATGCATTTGTTGAGTATGATACAATACAAACGAACAATAGATATGGATATGAATATCAAAGTAAAATAAATGTACATTTTCACCGAAAAAGATTAACAGAGGATCAAAATCTTTTTGTTAGAGTTGGCGATTTTGTACAGTATGGCGATCATTTATATGAGATAGTAAAAGTATATAATGATCAACGATTTTATTTTGGACAAGTTGACCATAAATTCCAAGTAAGCGCAGAATGCGTGAGAGCACGCAAGGGAGTTTTCGATGCCGAGTAATAAAAGAAAAGAAGGCGAAAAGCTAGATAAA